CCGTTTCCCTTGAGCCGGCCAGCTCAGCTTTGCTGGAACTGGTTCCAGCGGGCCGCTTTGGATCCACGTCAACCAGAAGCCAATCATATCCGATTACATCGTTATCGCTGACCGTCGGTGCAGCATACTCAATAAATTGATCTTTGTGATCGCGCCCGTCATAACACGCCTCGTGCAATCTGTTAAGTGTCATGTAGGCATTTGCGTCTGGTCTGATCCGTGAGTTCGCCATTGCCTGAATCAGAGAATCGGCGCTATTGAAGATACCGGCCATGTTCCACTTGCCCTTGACGAACCGGATCTCGAAGTCGCGTCCATCCTGGTGGAAGATTGCAATAGCCTTCCGGACTTCTTCCTCATTAAATGTATAAGCCATTACACAAACTCCTTTTGAATAGGTTTACCGAAAGCGTCCAGTTCTGTATTGTCAGATCCAACTCCAACGTCCGGTGCTTCATCGAACCAGATATCAGCTGCAGCCTTCCAGTCATCAATCGGGGTTTTGTTAATCTTCCAGCCTCTCGCTTGATTGTATCGGAAGAATTTCATGGCATCGGCTTCGCTCCGCCCATGTTCAGCGAAGTAAGCGACTGCATCGGCCTGTTGTGGTGTCGACAACACATTCTTTCCATTCTTTTCATTCTTTCCATTCTTACCATTCTTTGATTGTGGACCTTTGCCGGACTTCTGCCGGACTTTTGCCGGACTCTTGCCGGACGCGTTGCCGGACGGAACATCCTGATAATCACAATAGCGAAGTATTGTAATTACTTGATATTTTGACCTTATTCTGACGGACACTTCCCCGGTCGATTTTAGGTGGTCAAGTGCTGTTCTGACTTCTCTCTCCGTCAACCCTGTGGCGGCGCTGATTGACTTCCTGCTGGTGGCAACCTCTCCCCTGTGGATTGTCTCATGCTCAAAATCATGGTCTTCAATATTGGCGCTCATGATCAGCCAGATCCATACCAGCACCGTTTTCGGATTTTTGAACCAGCGCCAGAACCGCAGATTCCGGTCCATTTTGATGTAGGTACTTTTTTCAGCCACCGCTATCAGCTCCAGTGTTGTTAATCGTTCCTTTCTTCCGGAGCCTTTCAGCGTTCCTGCGGACATTAACCATCTGGGCAGGTGTCAGCTTGAAATATCTCTGAACATCCATATCAGTATGGCCCTCGCTCAGATAATGGTTATATCCTTCTGCGATATATTGGGTGATCCGCGTAATTGTCCGTTCAGCAAATGCAGGGCCGTATCCCCATACCGTTGAACCTGCCTGATATTCGATAGATTGCCGGATGATTTCGCCGATCGGCTTCAGAACTTCCAGATTCCGCAAGTTCACAACGCCACAATCATCATCCAGGGTTCTCTTCCAGATCTTAAAGCACGTTTTAGCGATCAGGTCAGATTCGACAAGATAAGCGGAATGTTTAATCTTATTTTCGATCTGCTCCGCCGCATATCTCCCAGGCTTAAACATAAAGGCCGGAACCTCAATACGTACGCCTTTCGCTTCCTTTACTGCGTCAGATACGATTTGATGGCATTTCCGGCAGAGCGTAACGAGATACTTCATATTATAAAAATCGTTTTCTCCGTTGTCGTTCTGGTAACGGATATGATGTACTTGCAAATTCTCTGGGCAGTCGCAAAAACGGCATCTATGATAGTCACGATCCAGCACAGCCGGCCTTACTTCGTTGAACCATTTCGGGCTGTTCATGGCAGCATAATAATCATCCTGATACGTGTCAAACGGTTTGATCATTTCCTCACTCCTTTCAGGTATTCTATAATCTGCTTTCCGGTGCTTCGAACATCGCAGAATCTAAACTTGACACCGTATTCTTTCTGCATTGTGATCATAGCCTTTCGGAGGATAGCCGGATCAAATCTCGCAATCGGGACGCCATTCCAGCCGATGGGAGGCCGCCATAAATCCAGGCGGCCCCTCGGCAGCTGTTCCTCAACCAGAACAATCAGCTGTATCCCGCACTCTTGCGCTCGGAGGCATTCAGCGCGGAATCGTTCATGCTCTTGGAACACATTACCGGCCAGCTCCAGAACGCTCATTTTTGTGTCAACGCTAATATCGCCTTTCCCGGCAATCTGGTAGTCTCCCACATTCAGCGCCTGGCGAATGATCTTGATTCCGGACTGCCGGCAGTACAGGTGGACATTTTTATGTTTGCCCACCTGTTGCCGGGTGTCCTCAAATAGAACCATCAGAACGGGACTTCTTCGTCCACGACCATCCCAAATGAAGGCGCGGGAGCGGGAGCTGCTTCTCCGCGGGGCTTCATGTCTGCCATGACCTTGCACTTTCCGGCGGCCATGAACTGTGTACTTTCGAGCCGGCCAATGGTGGTGTACGGGATGCCGTTAAAAGTTCCCTGTCGGACGTTAATCCCGACTGTCTTCCCAACCAGCCCCTGTTCGTTCCAGTCCCAATGGTATCCCGGGTTGCTGTCCTCGATTGCCCAGATATTCCCGTTAAAACTTCTCAGGTCCCAGTCGTAATGTTGCCGGCGCGGGTTTGCCTGGTCCGGGATCTGCATGGCAAAGTCTCCCTTATAGCGCACTTCATAGCGGCCGGAGCTGTTCGAGCTGTCGTTCTGGTAGCGCTTCGTATAATATCCGGTATATTCACCTTCGATAATCTCAAGGCGGAGAATCAGGCGCTGATCCGGTTCGTTGCCGTCAATCTTTACGGCCTTGATGCCGGCGGTATAAAGCCCCTTCGGGAGCATGGGATAGGAAGTCGCGGGAGCCTCAGCTTTAAATCCAGAAATAGGTTTCATTTAGTTTTCCTCCGTTTCGTATTTTTCGGCTATGCCGTAATATTCTCTGATCGTCCTGTCAACCAGGGCGAGATCATTTGGAATCCGTTCCTGAAACATATCTTCAGGGCTTTTGGTTGTATCGTTTCCATTGCTTTGCGTCCGGAAGAAATGCCCATCCTGCGTGATTTCCGTCCGCAGCACGATGTCAAACAGCCCCTCGACGGTCAGCTTTTCATCCAGCATCCGGCCGATTGTCTTAGCCTTTACACGGCCATTTGCATCGGTTTCTGTGTGGTGCAGGAAGTAAACGATCACATCATCAGGCGTTTTTTTGACTACGTAATGAATCAGGTTCCGAAAGTTCAGGGCCAGATCCGTGAATTTCTGATACCCGGTTTCCGTTGCTCTGTCGAAAAACTCGTTGACCATCAGATATTGGCTGTCATCCACTACATAGGTTTTCAGGTTCGGCGCGGCCAGTGTCTTCAGGATCGCAGAGTATGTCGCATTCTTCGCCACCCGGAAAGCCTTTCGGAAGGGAAGACGCGGTTTTTCGACCAGGAATATTCCGGTCTTTTCCGGATCAAGGTTCTTTATGCTGTAGGTTTTCCCTGATCCGCTATCCCCAAGGATTAGAACAGGGATTCCCATTACTTAATCACCACGCTTTCCGTCGGTTCGATGCAGGCCCCAGGGATCTCCGCCCCGTCCTTGATCGCTGCCTTGACCGCGTCCTTCCGGATCTCCGGCATCTGGAAGCGCAAATACTCCTCCGGCTCCTGGTAGTGCGTCTGGATGTAGTTCACCACGCTCAGTTCATCGATTACATTCAGTCTGCTGTTGTGGGTGTAGCTCACCCGGACCTTGCTGGTCTTGAAGATCTCGCCACCCAGCGCCGTGCCAAGCCATTCCTTCAGCCGGTCGGCCTTGTTCTCCGCGGCCTTCTTCCGGGCCGTCAGTGCCTTGACCTCATTCCCGATGGCCTCCGCCTCCGCCCGCAGGTCCTTCACCCACAGCGCCACGTTTTCCAGCTTCTGGTCCCGCTCCATCTGCAGTGCGGTCAGCGCTTCCGGGTCGATGATTTCGCCGGTCTCCTGATCCACACAAGCGAGGATCTCCTTGTCGATCTCGTATAATGCTCTCACTCGTTTCATCCTCCTTCCTTAGAACAGTTTGTTAATCGGGCATTTGTCGCAATGCTCCGAATACAGTTCTTCTTCGTCCTCCACCAGGTACGGGAACCGGCAGTATTCATTGCAGAATTCTTCCGCGACTTCTTCCATGATTTCGTAGGCGGTTTTTCCATCGTCACTCATCTGTTTCTTCATCCCCCTTATTCGTTGGCGGTTCATGCAGCTGCAGCAGGTCGTGGTTGTACTCGTTTTGCTCCAGGAGCAGTTCCAGTTCTTCCTTGTCAGGCATTGCGCTTATCCTCCTTTCCGTGTTACAATACCGATGGTTATTAATCTGTGCCGGTGCCGGAGCTTCCACCTCTGACGCCGGTTTTATTTTTCCTGCCAGTCATCGCGGTTATACGGACACAGGCCCTTCCCGCCCCAGTCCTGCTGTGGGCAGATGCTTTCAAGGATCTGGTACAGCTCACATTTCCGGCACTCGTCACCGTCTGCGATACAGGTGGTGCAGAGCGCGTCCTTTGCGTACCCAACCAGGAATGCCAGATCATGGCCGTTGATTAGCGCGTTGTGATCTCCGGGCGTGAGCTTCGGCACAAGGCGCAGCTCCATGTCGTGCATTGTGCTGTTGACCGTCTTCGCCTGTTTGATCG